TGCACCTACTCCTACTTCTTCTGAAGAAGATGATCCATTATCATATTTTGCTAAATTGGCAGAATCATAAAGCACTAAAAAGGGGGTCTTAATTGACCCCCTTTTTTTATCTACTTATAGCATTAGTATTTTCTGTTCGTATTAGTTTAGAATTAATTTTTTCTGAAGAATCTTTATACATCATAATATTTCTCATATCATTTAAGAATTGTTGTAAATATGTCTTTTTGAGAAGATATATTGAACTTTTCTTTCGATTTTTAATTGTTTCATATTCAAAATTAGACACTCCTCTTATAACATTAGATCCACTTTTTTCTATATTTTCAGTTAGAGGTATCTTTTTTCCATAATAATCAGAATCTGGATCATCATCTATTATATATTGACCATCTTCATCTTCTTTAAAATCTGTAAATTGACTATATGATAATACAAAATCTTCATCTACAATTTTCCCTGCTGGCATTATTAATCTACCTGAAGAGTCTTTAATTTCTATAGTTTCATAGTGATGAATATCATTTAATTTAGTACCATAAATTTCTTCTGCATAATTATATAAATTATTGCTTGATAATGGCCATTCATTTCTCACATTAATAATACCAGCAGTTAATAATACAACCCAATCAAATTCTGAATTGTTATAGTATTCTTCTGCAACGGTATCTGGTCTTGCACCTTCTACTATTTCATACTTATTAAAAATTGTGAAAATATTTTGTAAATCATCACGAAGTTTATTTCTTCTGAATAAGTTTTTAACTAGTACATAACTTTGAGATGATATAGCATCAGATAAAAAACTCTGATATTCTAAGTTTGGTAATTCTCTGAAATATCCCATTTTAGTAACCTACTCCATCTGATCTATCATCATATGCACTATAATCTTCATTATATATTGGTGTTAGTTCGGTGAATGAAAGAGTCATAATCATAGAAATTGGTGAACCGTCATTATATGTTGCAAAGTTTCCTTCACCTGTATAATTCATAGTAACATTTCTTAGAGCACATAATTTTATTCTATTTAAATAATCTCTTGCTTTTCCAATATATTGTATTTCAAAAATATTTGGTGTTTTTAATAGTTGTGCATTTTGTGTGCGTGGAGCCATATTTCTTTTGAATATCTTTATTATTTTTCTTACTTCTGTTGCTTCTTTTTCAAATCTTGGTGTGAATTTAAATTGGAAATTAAAATTTCTTAAGGTTGGACCTTTGAATAATAATTCCATATTAGGATTCAATACATTTGCACTATTTCTAGCCATTACTTCACTGAATGGTAAATTTCCTCCCAATAAAGAATTAACTGCTTTAGATGCAAAAAAGTTTGAGACCATACCTTTATTATTTGTTATACCCCCAACCATGTTGGTGATTGATTTTGTTGCTCTTTCAGCATCACCACCTATTAGAGCTGATGATCCTTCTAGTGCTGCTTCTTGAATAAAATTCAGAGAACCTTGTCCATAGTCTGTTGTATTTGAATCAACTAATTGAGCTGGAATTGGAAGAAATACTGCTCCAAGTCGATCTTTTTTTAATGAACTTTCTTCATTTCTTGAAGTTACTGCACCACCACCTCTCACATACTTATATATTGAGAATTGCATAAAATCCATAGTGTTGGTTATTGCACTATAAGGATATCTTGCATCAGAAAATTTATCTGGTACACCAGGTTCGTTAACTTTCTCTTTCTTACTTACTATTTCTGGTGTTGGTGCATAAACCTCATCTAGATCCATATCTAGATCAGTTCTACCTTTTGTTTTTAGATTATGTTCTGCTGCTTTTTCAAATGCTTTAGCTTCTGTACCATCTCTTCCACCATAGTCTGCAGGAAGTGCTCCAGTACCTCCAGTAGATCCAAATGCATCTTTTGCTATAGCAATTTGATTTGATCTACTTAATTCTCCTGCATCATTTTTAGCTGGTGCACCAGTATTACCATCATACTCTATACCATTTACAGTATAGTTGGCTACATTAGCAGGTTTCTTTTTTATACCTAAATTCCCAAATCCCATATTCTTATCGACCTTTATGCATTAATTTTAACTATTTAGACGAATATTCTGAAAAGGTATCTCTCTGGCATCAGGAAGTTCCTCTGGATAGATTTCATACACTTGGCCAACTATCTCTTGCCATGTATATTGTCTCATTTCACCCCAATGATAATTGAATCCTTTAAAACCCCATCGAAGTATGTCAGTAACTGCAACTAATGGATGTGCATCATATTGTAAATTGGAAGTTTTGGGTGCATATAAGAAAGTATAATATTTTCCAGCGTCTGGTATTGCTGAAACTGAATCACTTAATGCATCCATTAGTTCTAACATTAAATCTTCAGAATCCTCTGTTCCTATTAAATTATTAACAACACTACGAATTCTATTATGTTTATCGTCTGTGGGGTAACTATTTGTCATCGGGTTATTCCTAATTCGTTCTCTGTTAATACTTTAAATTCTAATCCTCTATCAAGACAATAATCTTTTGCAGCTTTCCATTTTGCTTGATTCTGTGCATATTGACGGACTTCGTAAATATAACTTTTAGTTTTCTTTTTTTGTTTTTTAGGTTCAATACATTGTTTTTGGGGTTTTATTTCAATTACATACTTTTTAATTTTTCCAGTATTTTCTCTTACTTTAATATAGAAGTCTGGGAAGTATCTATGAACTCTATTATCTAATGGGGATCTATAAGGCAGACAAAATTCTTCACTTCCCCATTCTAAAATATTCTGATTACTATCACAATATTTCATGAACTTAAGTTCCCATAGAGAACGATAAATGATGTTCCGAAAGTTACCTTTATACTTTAATGGGTTATTCGGTTGATATCTTCCTTTATAAGACATCTAAATACTTAATAATATTAATATAAGGTATTTAGAGTGGCAGGGCTTATTACAAGTTATAAGATGGCAGCCCTTACTAGAATGGATCTTAGTAAGGTTGCTTTGAATAATCAATATCAAGTAAATATCTCTGGTATAACAGCAGATTTGCAAAGATATTTAAGTCAAAATTATGATTTACCTAGAAATTATTCTACTGGTGCTGGAATTGGAATAATGTGTTCTGAAGCAACTTTACCAACAACTTCATTTGCTACTGCAGAAGTTAAAGATAATTTTCATGGTATAAATCAACAGTTTGCACATAATAGGTTGTATGTTGATAGTGATTTTAGTTTTTATGTGGATACGGAGTATAATACATTAAAATTCTTTGAAGGTTGGATGGATTATATTTCTGGTGATGATAATTATTTGGGTATTAATAAGAAGGATAATTTAAGTTATTATAGAAGATTTAATTATCCTATGAGACAAGATAATAAGATTGGATATAAATCTGGAGTATTATCAATTTCAAAATTCAATTCAGATATGGATACCAGTAATGCTATTTCATATGAATTTGTTAATGCATTTCCAAAAGGAATGATATCCATTCCTGTTCAATATGGTGCAGCTGATCTGGTTAAGGTAACAGTTCAGTTTGCTTATGATCGATATGTTCTTGGTTAAAACCCTACTATATAAATATATGACTTGTTATTAGGATATTATGCCTTTACCAAAAATTAATACACCGACATATGAGTTGGTTTTACCTTCTAGTGGAAAAAAGATTAAATATAGACCTTTCTTAGTTAAAGAAGAAAAGATTTTAATCATGGCTTTAGAATCAGAAGATTCTAAACAAATTACAAATGCAATTAAGGATGTTCTTACTGATTGTATTTTAAGTAGAGGTATAAAGATTGAAAAATTGGCAACATTTGATATTGAATATCTGTTTCTAAATGTTCGTGCTAAATCAGTTGGAGAAACAGTAGAAGTTAACATTACTTGTCCTGATGATAATGAAACACAGGTTCAGGTTGAAATAGATATTGATTCGATTAAAGTTCAGAAATCTGATACTCATTCTGATATTATTCAATTGGATAATGATTTATCATTACAAATGAATTATCCATCTTTGAATCAATTTATTGAAACTAATTTTGAAGTGGGTGGAGAGAAGAGTGAGGTCGAACAATCTCTCAATGTTATTATGTCTTGTATTAAGCAAGTATATAGTAGTGAGGAAGCATGGGATGCAAGTGATTGTAGTAAAAAGGAATTGAAAGATTTTGTTGAGCAAATGAATTCTAAACAATTCAAACAAGTTGAAGACTTTTTTAATACTATGCCTAAGTTATCTCATACTCTTAAAGTCACCAATCCTAACACTAAAGTAAAAAGTGACGTGACGATAGAGGGTCTAGCATCTTTTTTCAGTTAGCTCTAGCTCATGAGAGTCTAGAGAATTACTATCGGACAAATTTTGCTCTGATGCAACACCATAAATATAGCTTAACAGAACTTGAAAATATGATTCCGTGGGAAAGAGAAATATATGTTTCACTTCTCCAGCAATATATTGAAGAAGAAAACTTAAAGCAACAGCAAAAGAGTGGCACTTATTAACTTACAGACATCTCAAAGACCAAAATTAACAGTTACTAATATAAAGAGTCCTATTGGTAAACTTTCTAGTGGGATTGGGTCTTTTCGACCTATGCGGTCTTTGTCGTCTATATTTCGTAAGTCTACTCCCAATACCGCTATAGATCAAAGTCCTAATACTTCATTAGGAGAGAGTCTAATTGAAACTAATAGAATTCTTGTAGAAATTCAGAATCAGTTAGCATTAGACTTTGCGAATAGAATTTCAAAAGAAAGTGAAGAAATAAAGAAGATAAGAGTATCTTCTAAGAAAGCAAAGCAAGCAGAAGCTGAGCGTAATGTAGAGGGTAAAAAATTAGGATCTGTAATAGGTAAGACATTTAATAAAGTTGTTTCACCTATTAAAGGTATCTTTGGTAGGTTATTAGGATTCTTTGGTTGGATAGGTGCAGGATTTTTAGCTAATAAAGGAATAGATTGGTTAAGTAAGAATACAGATAAAGTTGGGAAGTTTTTTAATACTATAGTTAAAAACTGGCAATTAATAGCTGGTTTAGTAGTAGGAGGTATAATTCTCAAGACCGTAGCGGATTTGTATTTTTTATTCAGATCTATTCGTGGACTGGCATCAGCACTAGGTCTTGGTCGTGTTTTTGGTGGTAAGAGGACTACTGGAGGTTCAGGTTCAGTTACAACTGGACATGATAGTAAAGGTTTAGGAAAATCCACAAAACCGTGGTGGGATACTCCGAGAGGTAAATCATCTTTAGGTAGATTGCAAGGATCCAGTGATAGATTTACAGCAGGAAAGGCAAATTTTGGTGATAAGATAAGATTATTAAGAAGGGGTAGAATAGGAGTCAGTGGATTTTTTAATCAGGGAATGAAAGGTGGTGTTCTTCAAGGTCAAGGAGGTAAACTTCCTTCTTGGTTGACAAAAGCTACTAAAACTGATTATTCTAAGATTGCTAATTTAAAAGGATCATCATCGGGAGCTGGAGCTCTTAGTAAATTAAAAATGCCTAAGTGGGCGGGTAAATTTAGGGGTGGTGGTAAATTACTTGGTGCTGTTGGAATAGGATTGGATGCTTATAGTAGAAAACAGGCAGGACAGAGTAATGTTCAGATTGGTGCTGGTATTGGTGGTGGTTTTGCTGGTTCTGCATTAGTAACTACTTTAGCTGGTATGCTACTATTTCCAGAACCAACAACATCTGTAATAGGTGCTATTGGTCTTGGTATTTTGGGTATTGGTGGATATTTGGGTGGTAGTTCAATAGCTGATAAATTGACGGGTGCAAATAAAGTAAATGGAAATATAGATAGAGGAAAAGAACTTCGTAAGTTACAAGGTGGTGGTACAGTAAATAGAATGAAAGATGGTAGCATTAAGGTACTGCCACCATCACTTGTTGAAGGTGCAACTCAAGGAGACGGATTGACTCCACCTCCTGTAAATGGTGCATCATTACCTTATGTAAGTGCTGTCGATCTTAGTAATGAGGAAGTTAGAAGAGTTTCTAATATGTTGGGGATATTTGTATAAGATATGGAAACTCAAGTACGAAAGTTAAAAATAAATGTAACCAATATTAAAAGTTATTTGGTTACTTCTAATAAAAAATTAAAAAAATTAGAGTATAGAAAATCTAATTTAATTGATAATGAAAGAAAGAAGATAGAAAGAAAGAATCTTGAAGAAAATGTTGAAAAGAAAGGAAAAATAAAAGTTCCAATTATTAGTAGTATATTTGGGAAAATTGGTGGTGTTGTTGCAAGTTTAAAGGATAGATTATTAGGTTTCTTTGGATACTTATTGTTAGGATTTCTAGCTAATAAACTTCCTGAAATTATTAAAACTATTACAAATATCTTTAATAAGATTAAATCTATTTGGACTGGAGTTGTTAAAACTTTCCGATTTATAACAAATGGGATGACAGGATTATATAATGCTGTTGGTGGTCTTTTTGGAGTCAATAATATAAACAACGATCTGACTAAAGCATCAAGAGATTTGCAGGTTCTTAGTAGGCAGATTGATTCTAGTAATGTTAATTTGGATATTGAACCAACTTCGCAAGATAAATCTGAATCTGAAAGTGTTCCTGATATTTCAAGAGATGTATCCGAATCTGGTGCAGATGTATTAATTGTAGAGGAACAAGAATCAACAGTTCCCAAGTTTCATATGGGTGGAGTTGTTAGGAAAACTGGTCTTGCAGAAGTACTAAAAGATGAATCTGTATTAAGACCTGGTGCCAGAGAGGAAATGATTGCAGATACTTCTAATTTATTTGGTATTCCTATTGATCCTTTAAATTATAATACCAATAATGCAGATGTATCTACAAAACCATCAAAAGAATCTATGGTTCCTAAGTTTTCTCTTCCTTCGATGAAGATGAATAAGAATATGTCTAAAAATGTGACTCGTAATAATGTATTAAATACATTAACGGATATGGATAATGAAACGGAAACTATTATTCTACCTATTCAAATGCCATCCAGATCTTCAGGAAGTCAATTTTCTGCTGGAAGATCTCCATCAGTTGTAGAACCAAGAGTATACAGAGGATAAAATAAATGTTAAAACAAGGATCACCATCTGAATATAACCAATTTATAATAACTTCTGGTAAAAAGGAATTGGATGTTATAAAAACCAATGCAATATCTATAGTTAGTATATATTTTTATGAAAATTTGTTATCTCCTTATATAACTGGAGTAGTTACTCTTGCATCTACTGGTTCGGTTGAGGGTGTTAGTGAAAATGAGGGTTTAGGTAATGCAAAACAACTACCAATTGAAGCTGGATCTTATATTAGAATGCAAATAGAACCTGGAACTAATCTTGGTCCTGGATTAAATTTTTCATCAGAAGAAGATGTTCATAAAAAACTTATTGTTAATGAAGTTCAAGTATTAGATAGACAATCTACTAAAGAAGTGGTTCAAATTAGATTTACTTCAGTAGTTGGGCCTACTGATAAAGCATTAAAAGTTAGTGAAAAACTTGAGGGTAAAATTTCATCTGTTGTAGAAGATGTTATCTTGAAAGAGCAATTTAAAATGAAAGAGGATGATTATCAAGTAGATGAGACTATGAATAGTGTGAGTATGAATGGAATGAATAAGACACCTATTAACATGTTGGGTGTTCTAGCAAGACAATCTATTCCTGCTACTAATAAAGGTAAGGCAAATCCTGGATATTTTTTCTATCAAACAAAAAGTGGATTTAAATTTAAATCTATAAGTTCAATAGTGACTTCTAAACCTTTTATTAAAACATATCATTATAATGGTAAAACTCCAGACATTGATTCTGATGAAAATCTATATAAAGTTGCTAATTTTGAAATACTAAGAGATCAAGATCTTATCAAACAGATTGAGTCTGGTGTTTATGCTAGTAAGAATTTCTTCTTTAATCCTGCTGAATATAAATTTACTGAAATAGATATTAGTGTAGAAGATGAAAAATTAATAAAGGATAAAGATTTTACTCCTTTAGGTAAAAAAGATGAGATTACTACACCTGAAGTTGTTGATCTTTCTATAAAGGATGGTCAACTTTCACACAGAATTCAAACTGCTGTGATGAGTGTTAAACCATTATCAGATGATGGTATGGTAAATAAAGGTGATCCAGAATCTATAGAAAATAATCCAGAATTTTGGTATGCTGCTGGATCCACTAGATACAATATATTATTCTCTCAAAAAATTGCAATTACTGTTCCATGTAATACTATTTTGGAAGTTGGTATGAAAATTAACTTAGAAACAGAAAATGTAGCATATTGTTCAGGAATAGATGGTGTTGATGAAAGAACATCTGGTCAATATATTATTCAGGCACTATGCCATTATTTTGATGACAGTCGTTCTCTTACCTCACTTGAATTGATTCGTGATTCTTATGGAACATCAGATTCGTTCTCTACAGATGGATCAGGTGATGTTTCAGATTCTTTCCTTATGAGTGGATCATTTAGTGATGAAGTAACTAAACAGAAAGATCGTGGATTTCTTGGGTGGAGATCTAGTGCAGATTATATAATGCAGGATTCAACTGATTTCGACAATATGGGAAGAGGAATCTAAAATGGTAAAAGGAAAATTCGAAGACGTAGATTTAAACGATAAGTTTTATGGGGCCAAGGGTAATAATTGGCTTGGTATTGTGTTGCCTTTTGATTCTCAAGAAGAGCAATTAAAAGGTCAAGGAGGATTTGGGTATCGAAGAAGAGTGGCGATTATGGGCCATCATCCTTCTACTGGAGAAATAAAAGATAGTAATATTACATTCGCACTAGTTCAGTTAGGTGTGACTGATGGTAGTGGTGCAGCAAATAGATCTAAAAAAGTTTTAATAGCACAGGGTGATGTAGTTGTTGGTTATTTCTTGGATGGAGATGCAAAACAAAACCCTATTATTACTGGAGTATTAGGTAGAACTAAAGGTATTAAATATGGAAAAGGTAGATTCGATATAAAGAGTGGATATGGTGGAGGTGGAACAGATAAAAAATTAGCTCTTACTTATACTGATGAAGCAACTGGAGATAATCCTCCATGTTTTCCATTAGCAATAAATACCACTTCAAAACAAGATAGAGTAGAAGCAACTGAGCAAACAGAAAAAGGTGGAGTATCTACTGAACCTGAAACAGATACTTTGAAAGAACCCCCAATAGATGAAGAAACACAGAAAAGAATTGATGAAAAAGTTGCAGAAAAAGTTGAAGAAGGAATGGATGAAGATGAGGCTATATCTGAAGCTAAAGATGAGGTTGATGAAGAGTTGAGAGAAGAGGCCAGCAATGTGGAGGATTATACTGTAATGGGTGTAACATATGATGGTAATACTGGTTTACCGAAAGAAATTCAACCAGATGAAAACAAAGATGGAGTTGCAGATGTTCCTGATTATACAGTAATGGGTGTGACATATGATGGTAATACTGGTAAACCGAAAAATATTCCACCAGGTGAAGTAAGTCCTGCCACTGAGAGTACTACTGACGGTATCACCACTAAGACTACTGAAATTAGTAGTAGTGTTAAAGGAACTGTTATAGGAGGTGTATCATCTGATGAAAGACTGAACAAAGCTATAGAGAGATTGGATTATGAGAAGCAAAGGCGGAATCTCGTAAGAACCTATGGTAGAAATTCTGAACAGGTTAAGGCATTTGAAGCACAACGATATCCAGAAATTGGTGTAAATACTTATAATGAAAAAACAAATACAAACCCAACACCAATATTGAATAGAGAAACTGGGGATCCTGGTGAACGAACGGCACCAAAATTAGATAGAGATGGAACTCCTGAACGAAAACCGTCTATTACAGAAAAATACCTAATGAATAAAGGAATAGATCTTACTAAAACACAAGGTGGATTGACTAATGATCAATATAATGACTTGAGTAGCAGAGATAGGAAGTTACTCACAAACCAACTTAAACTTTCAGATCAGCGAGGTGAGTTAGATAAGACATCTAATCCTAATACAACTAATACAACTAATAGAACTAATACAACAAATGTAGTAAAGTCTAATGAAAATAAACCTATTAATACTCTTAAAAATAATGTTCAAAAAAGGATGACTGAGAGTAGGGAGAGTAAAACTACAATTGGTCAAAGTTTAGCAAATAATGCACAACAGCAAAATCAACAATATAATAATTGGGTTAATAGTGAAATAAACAAACTTGAATGGAAAAAGAATTTGAGAAGTAGTAGTGAGCAAGACAAGATAAATTTCCAAAAGCAGATAACTACTTTGGAGAATGATAGGAATAATGTTAATAATAAATTTAAGACATCATCATAAATATTAAATATAGAGGAGATTGTTATGTCATCAAGAAGAGAAGAATTTGAAAAAAGGAAACAAATCCTAAGAAATCAACAAAAGTATGGTGGAACAGGAGTTCCAATTACTGTAGTTAATCCTGATGGTACCGAAAACACATATGCTCCTGGTTCACAAGGATATGCTGATGTCTATAAACCAGGTGGTTCAAGGGATCAAGCAGTTGGAAACTCTAATGCAGTAGTACAAACTACAAGTACAACTAATAATACACAAAATACTCAGACAAGGGTTGTTGATGAGAATCCTTCAAGAGTTGATTTGAAGGATGGACAGGTTGCATATGGGTCGGTAGAAGTTGATGGTAAAGCCCTCATGGCACAAATGAAGGCTGAGAATGAAGCGTCAGAACTTAATAATGTTATTAGGGAAGCAGTTGAGGATCAAGCAGATAGGGGAGTAAGTGGGAAAGAGGAAGTACCTAATGATCAATTAGACAGGGTAGTTGAGGTAGATAAAACACCTGCTCCACCAAACTTAAGTGATGAACAGATAGATACTGCAAAAGATTTAATAAAAGCAAATCCTCCAGGAGAAAAAGCACAAGAGCAGATTAAAGAACTCAAAGAAAAATATCCTGAGGTTTTAAAGGATGTAGAAGCTGCAAAAAATTCTGAACTTACTCCCAAACAAAAAGAAAAAAAGGATAAACTTATTGCATCAATTGAAGCATGTGAAAAACAAGATAGTATTACTGTAGGAAGATCAATAGTATTTGCAGAACCTTGTAAGGATAATACTTTTGATGAAATGCAGGTTCAAATGGAGAATTTTTTCAGTAAAATTACTGGACCTGGAAATGCCATTCTTAATATGCCTAATGAAATAAAAAATGTTTCTAATATAATGAGTGGAACTATGAGTGGATTTGTCAATAAATCGACGGCTGCCGTTAATGATAAATTACAAGGATTGATTAGTAAGGGAATGCAAAAAGTATCAACAGCAATATTTGCGAAAGTTGGTGCAGGATATCCTTATAGTGCAGCATTAAAAGAAGTTACAGCTATTCATGAAGGTCTTATGGGACCAGTTAGTGGATTAATGGATGGTGTTTTTTGTGCTGGTAAGAAAATTATGGATGCTATGAGTGGTATGATTAGTGATTTGATTTCTGCAGCAATTCCAAAGATAACAAATCCTGTTCCATGTGCAGTACAACAAATAATAGGAGCAATTAATAATAAAGTTATCAACATGATTGATTCTGTTACAGGATCACTTTTAGGCCCTATTACAGGAGTATTGGGATTTTCATTTAGTGCCAAGAGTTTTTTAGGTGGTGGCATAAATATTGCTCAAAAACTTGCTTCTTTAGGAGATTGTAGTTCTTCATCTAAGTGTCCTTCAAGTAATACTTTTACTATTGGTAAAGGTTTGAAAAAGAT